CATCTTCCAGCCCCTGCGCCATATTGCCCAGCGCGCTTTTCTCGGTGACCGAGTCATCAGCAGCTTGTTGTACGGTCTTGGTGAACTGCGCATCCTTGCGACGTAGCTTCGCGCCGGCCTCGGACATCTGGCGTTCCAGGGCGTCCAAAGAGTCCCGTCCTACCTTGACGCTCTCAGCAGAGCCCTGCACCACGCCCATCTGTGCACCGGTCGGCAAGCCGATGACAGAATCTGCCGACGCCTGCAGTGGCTTGGGTTTCCCGTCTGGTCCCGTCTCGACATCGGCGCCCGCCGTCCACAGCAGCCGTACACGCGCAAAGCGCACGGACGTGTCTTGATCGGATTGCTCTTGCCAATGCTTGACGTTCAAGTGCGCGACCTCGCGCAGCGGCGGCTTTGCGGTCAATAGCCCGGTTCGGCCGGTGTAAAGCGTCACCAGCGGAATCTCCGCCACGGACATCGGGCCTTCGTCATGCACGAACCAGGCGCCGTCCTTGCCCGAGCAGCGCCACACCTGATAGCTGCCCCGTCGTAAAACCCGGATCTGCTTGACGAGCTTTGTCCCAAATTCGCCGTCGTCTTCCTCCACCGATTCGACCAGGCGGGCCAAGGTCAGCTTCGGAACGCCATCAATTTTCCCGAAGCGCCATCCGACCAACTGCCTGGCAGCATAGACCGTGCAATATGGCCTGGCGCCGAGAGCCTTCTCGGCAGCGGCCGTGCGCGCACCCTGCACGCGCGGATAGTCCACCAACACATGGGCCATGCCATAGGCCAATGCGCGGTAAAACCAGGTGGCGGCGAAGACCGTCAGGTTGCTGCCCTGAAGATCAATGTTCGTGGCTTGCTCTTGAATTGCGGCGGGCACGTCGTCGCCCACCACCACCGGGCGGGCAAAGACGTGCCCGGACAGATTGCTAACAGTCTCCGAGAACGCCGGGAACAATGTGGCGGTCGCCAGGCGCTCCTTGTAGCTCGCCTCGCACTCGAGAGGGAAGCGAGGCATGTAGGTCGCACCAGCGTCGCGCATGGCCACGGTCCCGCCCAGCAGGGCGTCGACCAGGTCCCAGTCGTCTGTCATGGCGTTGTACGCTGCCAGCGGCGTCGAAACATCACTCATAGGATCATCTCAAGACAGATTGCGTAGCCACACGGCTTTGGATCGGATAGCGCGACACGATGAAATATCCGCCGGCGTCATTGGGGTGGTCATAACCAGCCTTCTTGTCCGGCGCGCCGTCATCGCCATAGATCTGCCGCTCAAGCGCCTGCGTGAAGAGCGGGCAACGGTCGGTGTTCACCAGGAGCCGGCGTTCGCCGACGGTATTGCAGAGCATCGCATTCACACTATTCACGCGGTCCCGAACTGCCGGATTTGCAGCGTCAACGCGGACCGTGAAACCTGCTTTACGCAGCAGCGAGATATCGGATTCGCTGGCCTTGCTGGTCTTTCGGTTGTCACCCGAGGCATCCGGGTACACCACCACGCTGAAGCCCGGATACTTCTCATGCAGCTTCTCGATCATGGCCGGCGTGTCGAAGACCTTCATCGTTTCGTCCACTGCCACAGGCAACCCGCCGCGCACTACGAAGGTGACTGCCGCCATCTTGCCGACGTTGAAGTCCATGCCGACGTGCAGCACCTCGCCAGGGCGAATAACTGCGTCCGTATGGTTCGCCCGCCGATCGAAGCAGTAATACACAACGCCGGCATAGTTCTCGAAGCTGGCCTCGTATTCCTGACGGAACGTGCGCGGGTCCATCTTGCGCCGCGCGGATTCAATTTCGTCAGACGGCACATTGCCGCCTTCCAAAGATGTGTACAGCCAGCTTTTATGGTCTGGCTGGCGCCCGTCCTGTCCGTCCCGGTAGGTGTCATAGCAATGGTTAAAGCCCTTGGGCGTGCCAATGCGCAGAGCGTGCCCGCCGACGCGATGGGCGCCGTCGACTACATAGCGGCAGGTGGACAGCATCGGCCGGAGAACTTCTTCCCACGCCGCGTACTTGCAGTCGGCCCACTCATCGACCAAGACAAAGAACAGGCCAGAGCCGCGCAGATCGTCATAGTTCTCCAGGCCCACACAGCGAATCAGATGCCCAGTGGTCAGGGTGATCAGCATGTCTGTTTCATTGGGCTTGCAGGCCCGCCAGCCGGCCGGGATGGCTTGCTTCAACCGACGCCAAAACACGCGGCGGGCCTGCTTCTGCGTCGGGGCGGCGTACCAGATCTCGTCCTCGACACTTACGCCCCACTTCACCGCCAGGCGTGCTGCCCGGCGCATCTCCGCTTTACCGAGGAAGGTCTTGCCGAATCGACGACCGCACACAGCATCCCTGAAGCGCGCATTCGGCTGCCAGCCCCACACATAGATGTTCGCCTGCTTGGGCGTCAGCGCCGCAGGCGCATCAAAGGACGGGGTTGCCTGGCGCGGGCTCGTCGGGAGCAAGGACATATTCAGCTTGCTCCGGGATCTGGGTACTGGCAGTCGCCGGCTTCACCGGTTCCATGCGTCGATTCACATAAGCGTCGCCGACTTCCTTCGCAGCCTGTTCAAGGACCTGTAGGACCATGGCCATGTTGCGCATGCCTTCGGCTTTCGTGGCGATGCGCTGCAGCGTCCGGAGGCGGTAGGCACGATGCGCGATGGGTATCTCCCCCGCGCTCTTTTTCAAGTTCTCTCGGGTCGAAAAGAATAGTTCGCGCCATTTCTTGGCCAAACTCCTGCCAGCCACTGTGGTTGGATCGTACTGCGCCACCTGACCACGGGGCACATCCACCCCAAATTCTTCGCGCACGGCCTCCGCGACCTGAGTCGGCGAGTCCCAACAGGCCAGAGCCTGAACGATGAAGTGCTT